TGTTAGCCATTGGTTCGCCCCCTTTTTAATTCATCGGAATCCCAGTGAACCTCTCGACCGCCTTGATCTTTTCGTAGTCGTTGATCTTGTGCTTTTTGATGTATTCAACCAAAATAAATCTCTCGGCGTGAATCACCACAAGGTCTTTCATGTTCTTTTCAAAGTCGCCCATACGCTTATACTCAAACAGTTTCGCCAGTTTATCATCCGTCAAGACTTTCTGTTTGGACGTTTCCGTTTCAAACTCAAATTCTTTACGAATTGCAGGGTCTTCGACGTAAATTCTCGCGTGAGAGCCATGTCCATCTTCGCCTGTAAACTGGTTATTCTTTGCGTAGCATTGGCTAACGACTTCTTCGGCTTCAATGTTCAATCGCCCATAAGCGGGGATTGAAATATGACCCACAGTGTTGATTCGCTTAAAGCCTTGAGTCCAAGGCGTGAGATTCACGATAGAAACCTTATCAGCCATTCAAATTGCCTCCGTTAAAATTGTCTTTCTTGAAATTGTCCCATTTCGACAATGCTTGCCCAAGCCGTTCGCTTTTCTTAAAGGCAAAATATGGATAGCGAGAGTTTTGGTTGTAACCTTCGTATTCATAATCAATATTCAAAGCCTTCAAGTAGTGCATCAGCGGCAGGCTGTAGCAGTAGAAAATATTATCCATTTGAAATTCCAAAAGGTAGGGGCAACCGCAATGGCTACCCCTACCATCCTTTTCCTACGATATTAGGTTACAGCGCGTAATCCGTCGCAGGGCTGAGGGTCGTGTTGTTGTACAGGCCAATCTTAAACTCATGGCCCTTCGCAACGTCAGCAGCCACTTCGATGTCAAAGCGGGTCATCACATGTCCGGTAGCGATGTCGTTGCCGGTCAGCGAGGTCAGTCCGCCGCGCACCCAAGTCTTGATGGGGCTGTTCATGCCGGTAGGCGTGATGATAACCAAGCCTTCAGGGAACGCAGACACAAAATCGGTGCCAGCGGCATCCAATTCGCTGTAGATGGGCATATAGGGAATCTCGCGGACGATTGAACCCTTGTAATAGCCAAGGTAGCCAGTCCTGCGGATTTCCTCAAGCGCCTTCTCGGACATAATGAGTACGGTGCCGGTAGACGAAACGACCACGGACGGGTCAAGCTGGGACACGTTAGCGTAGGTGCCAAGAATGGTGGGGACACCATGGCGGCGAACCTTCGTCAGAACGGGGTCAAAATCGGCAGCAGCAATGCCAGCGGTTTCATTCCAATACTTAACGCCAGTAGCAGTCTTGATAGCGGCATACACGGTCTTCAGGACGTAGTTGGACGCCTTGTTCATGATTTCGGTACGAACCTGCTGCAAGCCACGGTTTTCGCTGTTCATGTCGCCAAGAGCAACCTTGCGGTAGTCAACGACGTAGCCGCCAGAGATCGTCTGGGGCGCAACAGGGTACTTGCTGACGGTCGGAACAGCAAAGGGCACGTCGCCGTTGGGGGCCTGGAAGCGGGCTGCCTGCCCGGTGATGCCGTAGACTTCGCGCTCAATGCTATCATTGGCGGCAATCTGCTCGAAGTCGCCAAAAATCTGCAACAGGCGCAGTTCTTCGTCAACCAGCGGCTCGATGGTATAACGGCGGATGGCGTTCAGTTCTGCCATAGCGGTAAAATCGCCAGCGGCAGACTTAGCGCCCAAATCCTTGATATACTTCACGGCCTTGTCGGTACGGTCGCCAAGATTGGGAAGGGTCTTGCCTTCAACCATAGCGGAGAATACTTCCACCACGGGGGACTTCGCGTTCAGTTCGCGATTCTGGATGTAGTCGCTGTCTTTACGTGCAGCGTTCAGCTCAATAGTGTATTTATCCATTTTACTTTCCTCCTATTTAATTAAGCGCATTACGCCACAACAGCAGACGCGACATGCACAAGGAAGTCTGCGGCGTTAACACCGTTCAGGCTCGTCTTGGCTTCCAGCGTAAAGTAGATGTTGTATCCGGTGGCGGCGGCAACTTCAAGGAACTTGCCAGCATCGCCGGTCACGTTCGCCGCACAAGCAACAAAGATGTCGCCAACAGACAGGGCTGCGAAATTAGCGGTGCCGGAAGCAAGGCTCAGGTGGTCTTCGGTCACGATTAGGTGCTGACCAGCCCAAGCAGCCACGTCAAACGCGGTCAGGTAGGCGTCCTTGGCAATCGTAGCAGGGGCGAAATCTTCGCCGTCGTGATGCAGGAGCGCCAGTTTCAGTTCTGCCACTTTCGCGGCGGCGGCGTCCGCCAGGGCAACCGTCTTGCCAGAGGCGATAGAGCACAGGTAGCCGTTTGCAATTTCGGCGTGCGCCTTGATGGTGGGGTCATTCTTCGCAGTTGCGAACAGACCGATGTCACGGAATTTAATCATTGTGTTTTCCTCCTATTTATTGTATGTTAGAAAATAGAGATTTCTTCGGACTTTTCGTTGGCTTCATACACAGGCTCGAAAATGTCAAAATTGGCGTTGTCTTTTTCCTGCTGTGCGGCGGCGTTCTGCTCCGCAACCTTGGCGTCTTCAATAGCCTTTTTGCCGATACCTGCCAGGATCTTATCAACGATGCTGTTGATTTCCACGTTCATGGGGTCTGCTTCAAAAGCGGCGATTGCGTCTTTGGCGTATTCTTTCTGCTCGTCCGTGTAGTCTGCAAGAGCTGCATTCAGTTCGCCCACACGCGCCTTGGCTTTCTCTACGGAAATCAGGACACGCAAGCCTTCCGCTTCCTGCCACAGTTCCTGATACTTGAGGTCAAGCGCATTCCGCTCGGACTCTACGGCTTCAAGCGTTGCCTTTAACTGCTCTATGCTTGCGCTGAGTTCCGTCACTGCAGAAGCGTTCTGCTCAATCACTTTTTCCTGTTCGGCGGTCTTGTCAACCTTGGCCGCAAGTTCAGCCAACAGGGTTTTAATTTCATCCATCTGTTTTTCCTCGCTTTCCTTGTTGTTGTTGAACTCAAGAATAACCGCCGACTGGTCTGCCGGGCGTACACCCAACAGCGCATATCCGCTGTACTCAAAGGCAGTAGGAATCCTGCCTTGTTCAAATTTTCCGTTTAGATATTGTATTTTTTCGTTCTGTCCGCTTCGCACGATTTCAACAGAGCCTTTGGGCGGTTCGCCCATAGCAATCTTGTCTTCAAGCCACTTCACGAACTCGTTGTGACGCATCTGGTCTATCGTTCCTTCAGCAACTAAAACACGCCTTGTCTCGCCGTTGATTTCAACAGTATCGAGATAGGCGCGTTCCGCATTGCCGATAATCGTTGCGTCCTTGAACACCGGGATTCCATCTTCCACCTCGTACTCCCCGTGTCCGAGAAGTTCGGTTTCATCGTTGTCGATGAATTGGGCTGTAATAGACATTCCCTTGGCGCTCTCAATGTTTTCCTTGCAGTATTGCTCGATCCAGCAAATACCATTTTCGTTGAACTGCGTCCCCACGTTGTTTTCTATAACACTGTCGGGATACACTTCATGCAATACAGCCTTGAACGGGCGTCTCCCGTTCTTTTTCTTTTTCTCTGATAATTCAAAACTCAGCATCGCTTCACCCCCTTCCGCCGCTAATTAGCGCTCGGCTTTGGCGAGCCGTTGCTGTTGTTCTTCTTGCTTTTGAGTGTATTTGCATTTGTTGGATCGGTGTTTTCGGGACGGCCATTTTTCTGGTCGTCAGCGCTCAGCGTTGAACTGGTCTTGTGGACGGGGTACTTGTTCTCAATGTCCTCTTCCACTTCCTTGTCAAGCAGGCAGTAGAATGCGTCAGGCGGTACGCCGATAGCCGCAGCCCAAAGCGTCAGACTGCCCTTGCCTTGCAGGTACATTTCCTTGGCGTAGCCAACGAACTCCTTGCGATTGGCGTGGGTGATAGGAAGATAGACAACGCTGACGGGGTTTTTGCCGTCACGAATCACGCAGGCGTTCAGCACCTTGTTTAATTCAGACGATACTTCTTCAATCATCTTGAAGATCGAGGCCGTGACAAGTTTCAGGTTTTCTTCAAGCGAAGAGAAACTTGAATCGCCAGAGCCTGACAAGAGTGATTCCGCAAAGCCCAAGGACGTGCTGATGTTGTTGCGCAGGTTGCGCTCGTTCTTTTCGTCAAGGATGTCTATGTTGGTATCAATGCTGTCTATCTTGGTGCCAGCCGCCACAGAGAAGAAGGATATCCCGCCACGCGAGTTCTTTTCTGTCACGCCTTGCTTGACAGCCAAGTGCTGCGCTTCCTGCTGTTTGCCTGACAGGGCGCTTGTCCCCGCTTCTTTGCCTTGCGGAAAGGTCTGATAAACAATCTTGTTGTTTACTTCGTCCAACACCTTGCGCTTTGTTTCTGTATAGTAGTCAGAGAAATAAACGTCTACCAGGGCTGCGAGCGCAAGCGGTCTGCCCCAAGGCTCCGACTTCTTGCCCCTGAACTTTATGCAGATCGTGTGGTCGTTGTTCAGCACAAGCCAATTGTTCTTAGTTGAAGAACTGGAATACTTGGCGTATCCGCTGCGGATTTCCGCAGGCATCTTTTTAAGTTTTGATTCGGCGGTTTCCCCGCCATACCCATCGTCAAAATAGGATAGGTTAAACGCAAGCACAGGGCTTGAGTTTTTCAGTCCGATAATCTTGGTGTATTCGGGCAGGAGGTTGATGGCAGACGCTCGGATGTTTTCGTTGATTTCCGTAATGGCTTCAACGTCCCTGTCTGACATTGTTCCCTTGTCTTTAATGTTCCGTTCCTTGACTTCTACATAATAAAAGCCAATGCCGTCTACCAAGGCCAAAAGGAGGCAGTCGCGGATGAGTTCCTTGTCCCGCAATGCGCTCAATGCTGCTGTGGCCTTCGCTTGGTTGCTTTTCTTTTTTGTTTTTGAATCGCCATAGGGGACGATTACTTTGTCAAGCGTTGGAAGGGCTACCATTTTGTCAACAGTGTTCGTCACAATGCCGTTGGCGTTGTACACAACCCTGCTCAGTTCACGCAGTTTCGCGTTGTTGCCCATCGGGTCTTGAACCATGCTCTTGATAGAACTTGGGTCAAACATGCCCGATATGTTCGTCCCGAAAAGCCACGCTGTATCGTTCAGAACGACAGAATTGTAGGACTGGGACTCAAAAATATCGCTGTTTTCTGACACGCAATCACCCCTTTCTAATTAATATAGACTCCGTATTCGTAGTCTCCGATGTTAGACACAAGATCACGCTCAAGCAGGGACGCCAGATAGACGCCGTAGGACAAACTTGAATACCTATCCTTCTTGTTGCTTCCAGTTTCGTACAGGCGGATATCGCCAGTTGTCGGGTTCTTCTGATACTCGAGCCCAACCATTTCACTGATGAGCGCCTGCGTTTCAACGTAGGGGCGCTCATAGAAAGCAAGCGTTTCTCCGTCTGGCGCTTTCGTGTATTCGTCGATGTTTGGCAGCACTTCTTCCAAGGCTGTTTGATGTCCAACGAGCAGTTCAAGCCTGTTGCTTGTAATCACGTCACGCATCAGCATGGCGATGTCGCTGTTCAGTTTGGCAGACGCAGTAATCACAAAGGCGCAGGGCACAGAACCCGGCGTCACAATGCGTCTTGCCGTGTTGTCGTCATTGAAGCACTCCCAAGGCGGGTATTCGCAGTCACGCTCGCTGTCGTACAAGACCTGCGCCAAGCGGTCATAGACAAGTATCCCGCCGTTGCGGGCGTCCAGTACCACGTAGTCACAGTTCATGTCATAAAACAGCCGCTTGATGCGAAGCGCCTGGTTGTCGATATGGCTGCCTGGGTCTGCTTCGATATAGGGGACAACCACCCTGTAACCCGTACTGGTAGTATGGCTTCCGTCGTCAAATTTGACGCCCAACTTTTGGGGCATCAGG